GTTTAGCGGGCCCGTTCAGCTTAAGCTGCTTTCGAATACTTGTTCCATACTTACCCTCCCCTCTGGGAGCAGGTTATGGGCAGTAGAGGGAGTCGGATCTTATCCATTAGAATACCAGAGTTTCCAATTCTGATATTCCTAGTGAGTGGGATATTGAGCTAAGAAGAACCTATCGCGAACACTATGCACCTAAGGCCACTTCGATCAGGCGTACTACGACCAAAGTCGAACTTCAATCATTTTCATGATCAATCTCGAGAGTACGTTGATTACCTATCGATGTCTTAAGAGCGACCATCATGCCTAGCGTTCTGATAAGCTCTACGGAATTTCCGAATGAGTTTTGTCCACCCTCGCACCCGCTTAGGATATTTGTCCACCTTTCGGTGTAAAACATCCCGTTCCTCCCTTTGGAGACGAACTGCAGTTGGTACCAGAGCAACTTGCTCTTCCAGATCTTCCATAGTCTGTAATAGACGAAGAAGAGTCGCTTCATCTTTACTCTCAATAACACGGTTGATGTCTTTGATCATTAGATCAATTTCGTCCAGTTTCTTCAACATAGGGGCCTTATAGGGAACAATTACGTTCTCGTGCCACCACGTTGCTAACCCAAACCAAGCCATCCGCTCGAAAGCGGATCCCCAGTACGACTTTAACATAGGAACTAAGTCGAAACTTAGTAGAGCCTTGAAAAGCCGTTTCCGGAGATTTAATGCTTGGAAATGGGCTATGCGTTGTCTTACGACAGCCGCGATGGTTGGCCAAGCACCTGAATGTGATAACGATGAACCCGAAGCTCGAGTCACCGTATACCACTTCAAGAGATCGGCCACACCATGTGAAGAACCCGGTCTCAAAAGAAGTAATACGATTGAACGAGCCCGTCTCCCCATACTAAATATCAGCTTTTGACCTAATCCAGTACAGGTCGATAGACCCAATCCTATAAATCGTCCCATCATATAATAAGAAGGGAGTTTCCCTGTTCGGGAATAAACCTGCGAAGCAATTTCGGCAATATCTCTCACACCGAGCCAGCCTACCGCTAATCCTAACAAAGGTACAGGAGTTACCTCCGTACCCTTGTAGAAGAAGCGTTTAGCAAACTCGAGCGAAAGATTATTGCTTACTATTGATTTCGACAGATTTACCTCCACTCCTATAGTACGACACAACAATAGATACTCACGTGCAACCCGATAATCTCCTATTACCAGATCGTCGCCAAGAACCGCATATCGTTCGAACCAACCTCTGCTTCCCGCTTTCCAAGCGGCGAACTGCACCATCATATGATGTGTTAAAGCTAACATAGCCCAAGAGCTATACGCTCCCATCGGCTGACCCACTGCGTATTTGAGACTCCGCGCGAACGCGTGAGGGGAATCCTTTTCCCTTCGCCATCCAATCTGTTTGACCAGTTCGTCTGGCGCTTTGTATTCTCTATCACAGAGGATCATTCGCCAATGCGAGGCAAACTCCGGAGTTACGAAATACCCTAATAATACCTCTTGTAACAAAACGGGAATTCTATCAGTTGCAGCCGTAAGATCAAATGACCAGACTCGATGGTCCCGACCACCCTTTAGAAGCCCAATTAAGAGCTTCACAGGGGCAATTTGGTCGAAAGTACCATCTTGAGGAATTAACCTCAGAATCTTGTCAAAGATCATACGGTGTAAAGGATATAGTAACCATTGTGTCAAAGAGTCCACCATAGCAAAGACTCGAAGTTTTCCAGGCTCCTCCTTAACTGATAACTTTCCTAACCAGAATGCTCCATGATGAGGACTCACTAGGATAGGGAATTTACTTCCCATGTAACTCAATACGCTCCCCAGCGTAGGTGAGAACAATATCCAAGATCGAGTAATCGCCACGAGCACCTGGAAGGAACGGAACAATTGAGGACGTTGAACCCAAGCGAGGAGGTCATTAATTATATTATAACTATTGACTCTACCCCGTTTTGAGTTAGGGCCGGATTTCAAGAGCGGAAATAACTTGACAACGTATCCCCAGATCTCTAACCGGCAACCTCGAGGAGGCCTTGCATTACGCGTCAACGACTGAGACGACTTATCCGTCTTTCCGATCCCCATCGGATTCGGGTGCATCTCAGTCGAGATTTGTGCTGCTCGGCTACCAAAAGGAACCGGGACGAGGTCCGTTCGGGTCCGCTTCACCCCGAAAGCTTTTAAATAAGTGAAGAACACAATTGTAAATGAACTCCACTCACTCATAAAACCTCCAGTGATCGGAAGACCTGGATTAGTGATTGTCGATAATTTCAATTTTCCTCTAAAATTCAACACCCG